AGTCAATTACACGAAGCACGTCAGGTTAAACAAGTTGTGCAGAATCAATTTTTGGAAAAAACTGTATGTTGTCCAACATGTAAGATGTTGCCGCAATATTGTGTTTGCATACCGCCTTCTTCACCTCCTAATGGTGGGCCACCTTCTGTTGGACCACCTGGAGGACCATCTGGAGGACCCCCATCTCCTCCACCACCACCTCGTGATGATGACAACACTGTGTCGTGTTTGCTTTGCGGACGCTTACAAACGTGTTGTACATGTCAAAATGATGAGGCGACAATCGCGACTAATGAAACCCAATCACTTGGTAATCATGTTTTGCGATCCATGGTTCTTAAGTATGTATCTTCTCAGTTTTCGTTTTATGCATCCTTTCTGTTAGATTATTTTTTCACAGATTGTACTTTTTTGAATGCATTGAAGAATGAAGTTCATGACATGCTTAATGAGTTTACACTTTTAGACCATTTGGAAGTCACTGCAGGGTTGTTACCTGCGTGGATTAGTAATTCACGTTGGTTTCGTCATATTGCTATTGACTATCGTCTCAAACGGAGATGTTTCCGATCATTGCGAGCACGCAATTTCCTTGGCAATTTCATAGTGGGCATTTTCATTTTGATGATATGTACCCAGAGTGAAGCATTGTTTTATACACTTGTTATTGCAATTTTAGCTTGGACGTATTGTGATTGTATGATTACACGCGAACGAAAGTTTGTAAACGATTTGATATCACATAATTCCAATGTTATTTTGCGAAGATATGGACAGATGTTGCAAGCCAATTGGAAGAGAACTGCTGCTGTTACTATTACAGCTGTCGCTGCAGTTTCTACTTTTTTGGTGATTTGGAACAATACTAGACGCACTCCACACACATTAGATAATTATGCAGATGTGGCGAAAGCGCCTGGGTGGTTTGGTTTTGCAATGAAAGGAAATGGAGGAAAGAATTTAGCCTCACGTGTTGCTGGTTCAACGTGCAAGCATTTGATGAATGTAGTGCGGAAAAATTTGGCTTGGGCCAGATTCGCACATTCTGATGGGGATTATGTTGCCAAAAGCAATGTATTTTTCCCGCGAAAGTCACTAATGTTGTTACCAAAACACACTTTTTACAAGGATGGTGATATGCGCAAGCCGATGTCAGATTTGATTACATGTACCATACACCGAAATAATACTAGTGGAGGTGTGTTTTCATGTAAAATTCGGTATTCTATGTGTTATCAATTTCCAGAAATGGATTTAGTGGCAGCATGGATTCCCAATTGTCCAGACATTGCTAGCGTTTTGCGCTGGTTCCCTAAGGAGAAACCTGAAGGAAGCACAATAGGTCAAATAGTTGGTTTCACTGAAGAATTGGAATATACTTCGGATGCGATTTCAGCTCAATTTGGCAAAGTGTCGCATACGCACATGACAATGTATGGCGCAAGTTATGAAACAGAGCTCGCTAGGAAAGGAGCCTGTATGAGCGCCGTGCTAAGTGATGTTGCTGAACCAGCCATCATTGGTTTGCATATAGGAGGTAATTCTCGCACCAATGCAGGAATTTGTGTTACGTGCACCGAACCGCAGATTGAAGATGCAATGAAGCATTTTGAAACAGCAGGATATTTCATGTCGGCTAATGCAACTACGATTCCAGAAACACAGTGTGATAAATCACTGTTGGTGTCTAAGGAAATACATCCGAAAGCACTGCATTTACAGCAGATGGGTACTGATTATGAAGTTCACAAGATAGGTTCCGTGAAATTACGGAACAAGCACTCTAGTGCTGTTGAACCATCTTTTCTATCAGAACGCATTGAGAAACACTGCGGGGTTCCCAACACATGGGGTCCGCCTGCTATGAAGTGCAATTGGATTCCTTTTAATGCCAATGTAGATAAGTTTGGTAAACCAGGCAAAATGTTTGATCCGCTATTGTTGGAACGCGCAAAACGAGATTGGTTACAACCGATTTTAGATGTCATCCCCACGTTTAGAGATTATGAAAGTTCTGAAGGTGTGGATACAATGCGTCCACTAACAATGCGTGAAACCATTATGGGAATTAATGGAATTCGTTTTATCGATCCTATTCCTATGAACACAGGAACCGGGTTTCCAAATTTTGGTCCGAAAAACAAAGTGGATGCAGAAGGCATTCCGCTGTATTTTGTGGAGGAATTTGACGATCGTGGTCGTATTTTGAACAGGATACCAACACCTTTAATTGTGAAGGAGTATGAGCGCTTATGTTCTTGTTATCTCGACGGGGACAGAGCATATCCAGTTACGACGGCCACTTTGAAGGATGAACCTACGAAAGTGGACAAGATTAAAGTGCGTGTATTTCAAGCCGCACCCGTTGCATTAGGACTATTAATCCGTATGTATTGCTTGCCTGTTGCACGTTTCTTATGTATGCACCCTATTTTAGCTGAGTTAGCTGT